GTATGCCATCAAGGCCCACGCATTTCCATCTGGGCCAGTCAAATCAATAACCCTATAAGCAACTTCTTGTTTTGTTCTAATCATTATGCGGCCTCCTGCCAATCTTCATACGTTACAATATCTTCTAGTTTCTTGACTAATTCTTTCCCATAGTCAGTAAATAGAAGTCCTTTATCATATACCCAACTTTCAACATCTTGACCATGATAAAACTTCTCATCTTGGGTCAACCACCTTAGAGCAGTTAACTCATCATCAGCACCTAAGTCGATAGTGTCTTGGATAAGGTTCTTAAAGTCTGCAATAGACTTTTCTTCTGCCTTCTTTTCGGCTTGAAAGTTCTCTTCACAAACCTCAGAAGCATCTTTGATTTCAGTCTCCAACTCTTCATCTGTCATAGATGCAAAATCCATAGAACGAGCATAACCCTTACTATATGCATCAGCAATACAGTAATAAGCATCTTCCTCAAGTTGAATTCTTTTGAACTCTGCAAGAGTACCAGAGGGAACTCTATCGTTCCAATACTCTGTATTTTCTGGTTCAACCATAGAACCCATCCAACAACCAGGCTGTTTGGAGAATTCCTCAGCCTCTTTACGTTGGGCATTGATATAATTAATTAATTTCTGTTCCATAATATTTTCTCTCTTTTCTCACTCTACATAGCATATTGTATACTATGTCAATAGATTTGTCAAGTGTTTTTTTACTCAACTCTGTCGTGAATTGCAAGCGCACCGTAGAATGGTGTACCCATCATTTCTTCAACTGCATCACTGAACCTTGAATCAGATGTCGCACCATAGTGTCCACCCATCATAGTCCAATTCTGTTTTTCAATCTCAACAGTAGGAACAATATGAACGATTGTTCTACCCATAATATTCCTTGAAACCAACATTGCAGCAGGATAATCATCACTTGGATTAAACGGCCCATCTATGTTTTCAATACAAAGACCTTTAATATCACCAGAGGTAACTCCACCGTTTGTACAGTCGTACTTACCATTTTTTAACACATCAATATGTAGTCCCATTATTTCCACTCCAATCCAAAATTTTCAATCATAATATCACGAACACGTTCTCTGTCCAAACTATCTGCGGCAAAGTTTTCAATACCAAACTTTTCCCAACATTCTTTCGTTGCGGCAAGAATCATCTCTGGTGTAGCACCAATAGGATAAATCGCATCAGGCACATTACCGTAGAAACTCTCTACATATGCAAGGAAGTCAGTCACTTCACCCACAATTTTTTCAACATTTTTATTCATAATAAATCCTCTCTTTTCACTCTATACTTACAGTATACTTGTTTTCACAACAAATGTCAAGTCTTTTTTTTAATTAAATGCAATTAAAGTTAATAAAAGACTATTCAAGGCAAATCCAATCGCATTAGATACAATGTACAAAGTATCTTTAGCATATATTGCCCTTACTAGGAACAAGAACAATCCAAACCATACTAATAGTATGAAGTTCAATGGTGGCAAGTTAGTTGACCATCCCATTAGAACAGAGATTGATGTCGGAGCAGTTGCTCCGTGGATGAGAATCATTCCCAACCATCCACAAGTTTCTGGTATATTCAAATTTTTAATCATAATAATAAATTCCTTTCTTTATCTTATATGGCTATTATACTTGTTTTTATAACAAATGTCAAGTACTATTTTCAATTATCCGTAATTAATTTCGGCAATGTCTATGCATTTGTCATAAAGGTCTTCATAGAACAAATCAGCGTTCTCTTCTTGAAGTTTTATTAACTCCTCATCATTGAGTTCTTTTCCAGATGAAACAAACTTTGCAGAATCAATGTATGCCATAACAAAGTCTGGATAGTCTTTCATATCTAGACCATCGACTTCAACATCTGTAACTTCTAAATTATTTAATTTGTATTTCATATTATTTCCTTTCATTAACTAATATTCCATTTCACTTCTAGTTTACCTTTTTTCAGGCACTCGGCAAGATATTCAAGATAGGCAACACCACTTCTCTTTTCATCAGAAGCACCTTCAGTTAAATTGATAACTGCATTTTCCAGATTTTCAATCATTGACTTCTCGGCCTCACCGAAATTCATAACAAACTGACCTTCGTTGTTTTCAACAAACATCTTCTTCTCTTTCCAATCCTGATAAAAATAACCCATTACACATTCTCCATTTTCTTTGCAAGTTCTTCACATTCTTTTTCAGTAGCAACACCAACAAGGGTTGCAAGTTTTTCTAGTGTCTCTTGACCAGAAGATGACATTCTGTCAAACTCCCAATATAAGTCAGCAACACATTTCGCAATTTTTAATTTATCCATTCTAATACGCCTTTGTCATTTCCATTAATTTGAAACCTTCTTCTGCAAGTATCTTTGCATCACCATAGTGGGCGAACCCTTCTTCATCTGCAAAGTCCATACTACTTGTGTAGTAGATGGTATCAAAGTCAATATCAATATTGTGAGTATCCATCACATATTTGAAAGTCTTTGCAGTCTTGATGTTTCCAGCAATCAAATTTCCAGCACCCTTGTAAATCTCAAGTCCACCGTTGTTCGCACTGATAAAAATTGTTTCTTGATTTGTCATTTGAATTCCTCTCTTTCAACTCATCTTACTTATACAGTATACTTGTTATTACAACAAATGTCAAGAGAAAAATGCATTTTTGCTAAAAAAAAGTCCCTGTAAAAACAAGGACTTAGAAAAAAAGTTTATTTTTATTTTGTTTCTACAACCAAATGCCTCTTCGTTGTAGTCGTTTTTGTCGTTGTTCTAGGTCAACCATGTCTTCTGATTCGCTTAGATACTTTTCTATTTGGGACATCTGACTTCTTGTCCACCACAGTTTGAACATCTTAATCATTTTTTTTCAATTCTTTCAAGTGTAACATCAATGCTTTTGCTTCCTTATGATATCCTTGTGCAGCAAGTTGTGATGCTGCTTTTGCAGTACCCACTACTTCAAATGTGTGAATCATGTTAGTGAAAGTTTTACTTGCAAAGTTTGATATTACTTCACATATTTCGCAAGTAGATTTATATGTATAGTTTATTACTAATCCAATAGACATTGGTTAGGCGCTCCTTTTATTTTTAGTTATGTTATTATAGAAATGTATGACATCTTCGTCACGCATATGTCTGACATCGTTAGCATATTCGGTTCTAATAAAGTTAACAATATCATTGGGGTTATGTCTTGTTTCAAACAATTTTGCAATCCATTTTGACATTTTATTTCGTCCTCGTTCTCAAAATGATAAAAGGGATGCATCTGCATCCCCTATGGTTTAGTTTGGTCGTTCTTTTGATTAGGCCGAACGCTTACGAATTCGACTTCCTCATCTGTATAAGGCCACATATAATACTCCTTTGGGGGGTTTTACACATATATTTATACAACTTAGGTCAGTTTTATTGTCGTTCTTTTGGAAAAACAGCTGTGACATAATTGCACAGGTTCTCCTGTAAAACTTTGGAACTACCAACTCGGACATTAATAATGCCATTGTAGTATTCATCAGAGAGTAGAACCTCTCTGTCGAACTGTTCTTTTGCTTCTAGGTAACTGAGCATTCCTCTACTCTGACAGTAGTGTAGAATCTCTCGTGTGAAACTCTCCTCGCCTAGAGATGCAACATCAGCATTGAGGTGGTCGGAAGAACCCCAATAGGTTTTCCAATCACTCTCTTTACTTGACCGTCTTTTGTTTTTCTTACCTTTGAGTGGGGGTCTTGTTACCTTAAACCTCGCCAACTTCTTACCAACATATTTTTTATCGTTAGTTAAGTTGGTTATAAGGTAGACAAACCCTTCACAGTCATCTGGAAGGGTTTCTACTAGTTTGCCTTTGTGTGTCCACATTACCAATCTTCTTCATTAAATTCCTCAATCTCATCCTCGTTCTCACTATTTAGTTCGTCAGAACAGAAAGGGCAGTATTTAACAGAATAGAAATGTTCTTCCATCGTGTGCTGTATTCTGAAAACAGCATCACACGATTCACAAAGTATTTCTTTTTTACTCATTGATAATCCTATGCAGCAGCGTAGACATCATCCCACTTACCAGTCAAACCAGCAACCTCATATTCGGTCACTCTGTTCTCAAAGAAGTTAGTATGGTCTGCACCGTTAAGTACCCATTCCAACCACGGCAGTGGATTGTCTTTTACCTTGAAGTTTGGTTTCATACCCAATTGAAGAAGTCTTCTATCAGTTATATACCTTATATATTGTTTTACTTCAGCGGCATCTAGACCTTCGATTTCTCCCATAGAATATGCAAGGTCAACAAACTTGTCTTCAAGTTTAACTGCTTGTCTTGCCATCTCATAGATATCACCTTTGAACTCATCGTCTACGATGCGAGGATGTTCTGCACAATATGCTTTGAATAGTTTAGATACACCCTCAACGTGAATTGATTCGTCACGAATTGACCATTCAACAACTTTACCCATACCCTTCATCTTACCATACCTTTGGAAGTTAAGGAGCATGACAAATGATGCAAACAGAGCAACACCCTCATTGAACACAGACTTTGCAAGTGATAGTCCTAGTCCTTTGATTGTATTGGGGTCACTGTCCATCATAAACTCAATCTTGTCTGCCATCTCTTGGTATTCTAGAAATGCATGATACTCAGCATCAGATAACCCAAGTGTCTCATTAAGAAGTGCATATGCACGTTGGTGAATGCCTTCTCTAGTTGCAAACGAACCAAGCATATTTCGTACTTCGTTATTCTTAAACTTTGGAATAAATTGGTCAAAGTAATTTTGTCCTACTGCTACGTCTGATTGTGTGAATAGTCTAAGGATGTTAGTTACATATTCCTTTTCGACTGAACTCATTTTACCAGACTTCCAATCAGATACATCTTCAGACAAATCTAGTTCGTCTTCAATCCAGTGTACCTTCTCGTGTCTTGTTGTGATTTCAACTGCCCAAGGATAGTGAAATGGTTTATAGGTTTCAGAGAACTCCATAAGTCCCCCACCTTTTTTCTTTACAAACTTGTCTGCCACTTTCATAAACTCATCATACGAACCAATTAGTTTATCATCGATAAAGATTTGTGGAACAGATTTAGCGTTAGGAACTCTCTGATAGAAAGCAAGTCTTTCCTCTTCGTTGTCCATCTTAATTTCTGTATATTCATATCCATGCGAATCAAACCAGTGTTTGGCTTTCTCGCAGAATGGACAGTGTGATTTGCTATAAATTTCTACTTTCATTTTTTTATCCTTGGCATGCTACACATTCATCTTGTGACTGTGCTTCTATTGTTTGAGTTTCAAAGTCTTTTAATTGGTCACGAACTACTTTCTGTGACACATTTTCTGCACGTTGTGAAGTCTCGGTTCTTAAATAGTAAAGACCTTTAGTGCCGAGTTTCCACGCAGCAAAGTGTGACCTATGCAGTTCTTTCTTATCTGCACCAGCAGGAAAGAATAAGTTTAATGATTGTCCTTGACAGAGGTATTCTTGTCTGTCTGCGGCTTGTTCCACCAACACCAATTGGTCAAGTTCAATTGCTGTTTTGAAAACATCTTTGATTTTTTGTGATAGGAAGTCGAGGTGTTGTACCGAACCGCCATTTGTAATAATATCTGACCAAACATCTTGTGTGTTCTTTTTCGCTTTCTTTAGTTCTTCTTCTAGGTATTTATTCTTTACCAAATGTGAACCAGCACGAGTACGGTGTGTGTATGCATTCGCCTTAGATGGTTCAATAGATGGTGATGTAGAAACAATAATAGAACTGTTAGCATTAGGTGCGATTGCAAGTAGATGTGAATTACGTCTACCTGTTCCTTGCATATCTGGTGCTTCACCTCTTTCAAATCCCATCATATTTGATTCTTTGTTTGCTTGTTCTTTGATATAACTGAATACTTCACGATTAAGTTCTCTTGCCTCTGGGGAATCAAATGGTACTCTCTTCTTGTGTAGAAGTGAATGCCATCCCATTGCACCTAGTCCAAGACTACGTTCTTGAGTTGCAGAGTATCTTGCCCTTGAGATTTCGTCTCCAGCGTTATCAATAAAGAATTGTAATACATTGTCGAGGAAACGTATAAGGTCACGAACAACATGACTGTCTTTCCACTCATCATACTTCTCCAAGTTAAGTGAAGACAAACAACATACAGCAGTTCTATCTTCTGAGGTTGGTAAATGGATTTCATTACACAAATTAGAACCGTGTATCTTCAATCCCTTTGCTTTCATTGTATGAGGTAATGCACGATTAGCAGTATCGATGAAGTTTAGATATGGTTCACCTGTACGGTAACGTGTCTCCAAAATTTGTTGCCACAAAGTTCTTGCAGGCATTGTTTCTCTTACAGAGTTATCATGGGGGTCTTTTAAGTCCCATTGCTCTCCACGTTCCACAGCCCTCATAAAATCGTCACTGATGTTGATTGCGTGGTGTAAATTGAGGTTCTTACGATTTACATCTCCAGTTGGAACTCTCATGTTTAAGAACTCAATAATGTCTGGATGTTCTACATCAATGTACGCTGCATAAGAACCCTTACGAGTTTTACCTTGACGATATGCTGTCATGTCTGCATCTACCGTATGAAGGAATGGCATTGGGCCTGGCGCTTTATCAGAGATTGCACGAACATCACTCCAGTGTCCACCAACTCCACCACCCTTAACTGACAACCAACGCAACTCAGCAGTGTGGTCGATTAGTCCTTCTAATGAATCTGGAACATATGTTAAGAAACATGAAATAGGTAATGCCTTTGCTTTCTGCCCAGGCAATGGTGCATTTGATAATACTGGTGATGCAAACATAAACCAACCTTTGGATACTGCATCGTAAATTCTTTGTGCGAGTTCTAAGTCCCCATCACAATATGCAACTGCGGCACGAGCATATGCCTGTTGTGGTGAATCTTCATTTTCATTACAATAATAGTCCTTGAGTAGTTTGTATGCCTGTTCTGATAAATTTTTGTCTTTTGTCTTGTCGATAGTGATGCCGAGATGATGCGTATCCTTCTCAGCACTTGGGAATGTTACTACGTTCTCAAGGGCCATTTTATATTTCTCCTAATGTTTCTAGTTGCGCTTCCACGAATTGAAAACGGTCTGTGCTTGTAATCCTTTGTGGGTGTTACTATGTATAATGCTTTGAATCTCTGCCGAGGTCATTCCAGACAAAATCATATCATTTATATCTTTTTCTTTTATACCTTGCGGCCAGATACAAACTGCATACCCATCATCTATAAACTTTTGAATTTGTTTACAGACTTCTACGTTTCTCGGTTCATTATCAGGGACAAGAACCGCCTTATCTTTGTATTGAGGTACACGCAAATCGCTTTGAGCAACTGCAATACCATTCTCCAAAAATAAACTATCAATGGGGCCTTCCACGACATAAACAGTCCTAGAATTATCCAACCTATCCAAACCAAAGATTTTCGGATGACGGTCATCAAGAATGATGGTGACGTATTTTTGTTTTTCGTTACCAAATGAACGTCCTTGATATGCAAAGATATCTCCAGACTCCTTACGGAATGGAATAACCATGCGTGGGTGGTCGCCTTTTAGTGACGGAAATTTGTTCACAAGTTGAGTATTAGAAAACTCATAAAACTTGGGACTAAAGTATATATCATTCCAAGTTTCTTTAGGAAGGTTTCTTTTGGATAAAATTTCAACAGCAGGATGATTTTTATCCAACTGTGCAAAAGATTGTAATCCAAACGACTTCTTGAATACTGGTTTAGTAAACTTGAAGTCGGGCGCTTTAATGGATGCGCCAGGGGTCTTATCCCCTCGTCCATTGGACGTAAGACCTTCCTTGTACCTTTCTAGTACATATTCCTTGTGTAAATTATCATCTGTATACTCTATCAATTTAGATAGAGTTGTTCCTACAGCACAGTTATGACATTTATAGAAAAGGTCATTCTTTGTTCTGTAAATAAAACCTCTCGCCTTCCTTCGGTTCGTCTGAGAGTCACCACAATATGGACACGAAAAGTTCCATAGGTAGTCACTCTTTTTAGTGAAGTTCCTAAGTCGATGAGAGATTAGAGAGATGTACTTAATATCAATGTAATTCATAATATAGATAATACAGGGCAATGCCCTTATTGTCAATAGATTTTTATAAGATAGTTGGTAATACTTTCTGTAATATAAAACCTATAACGATGGCACCACCAATGATGATGTGTCTCCATCTTTCCAGTATGCCTACTCTGGTTTGTAATTCTTCACGCAATCTAAGAAACTGTTCAGTTTCCTTCTTATTATGTTCATCCATAGCAGAATGGAGTCTACGTTCCATATCTCCCATTTGAGTGGATGTTTCTTTTGCGTTTGAAGTGATTCTACTGTGCAGTTCTTGAACAGTGTCACGAAATTGTTTTTCTTGGTCTTCCAACTGTTCTTCCTGTCTAATTAATTTTTCTTCATGTACTGCCATAATCGTATGTAAAGAAGTTGAGACATCTGCTATCTTTTCGATAGCAGAGTCCAACCTGACATGAATTAACTTCATGTCTGCAACCTCTCTCTTCAGAAGTGCTACTTCTGTATCTAACGTCTTGACAGTTGCCATTTAATCATTCTTCCTGTGACCGTTCCATGCTAAGAAACCACCAATTCTCAATGCCCAGAATGCGAGGTAGTTAAGAAAGTGGAAACCATTTATCTCTATATTTATGTTTCTGAAAATTACGTCAGACTGTTTTTGGTCTAATTCATGTAATTCTTTTTTACCTTTCATCTTCAGTCCAGCATGCTTGTAAGCGTAATCATGCACAAGTCCACCCATCAACAATACGCCTGTAGGTGATAACCATGTATGTAAGAACTTAGGAATAGATGCCCCATCAAATTGAAACCCCTTTGGGATTACATATTCGTTACCGAACATCTTGTAGTGAAAATCCTTTGCAACAATCCAGTGGCGACTTCCTGTCAACCACATCCAGATTGCACTCCAAAATCCTTTACCCTTTGTAGGGATTGCGATTGGCATCATATGAGGCATTTCCTTATATTCAAAACCAATAATCTTTTCTTTGCTGTCTACACCAAATAAGTTGATGCACCAACCGATAATAATCAGAATACCTACTACGGTAAACTGCCACCATGTGACGAGTAAGTCTTGTACCCATGCTACCATTTCTACTGATGTCATTTCTCTTCTCCTGCTGTGTCTTCTGTAACTGCTTTTTCGTAGTACAGAATTATCTCTTTTTGTTGTTCTAAGTACCGTTTGATATCGGCAATGTTCAATGCAAGATTTTCATAATCTTTCATACTCAATGCTACAAACGCCAAGTCCCCATACAACTCAGTGAACTCCTTTTGGAATTCTTCAAAGTTATCTTTGGTGACTACAAATACTCTAGTGTCATTTAGTTGGAGTGGCTTCGGTCTTGCCACTGTCGGTATCTGTACTTTCTCCACCTTGGTTACTACTTTCACTTCCGGCTCCATTCGGAGACTCGAGCAACCAGTTAGGAAGAGGACGTTCAGAATTACCACCAGTGTCACCCATGAAGTCACGCCATAAGTTCGCTGTAGCGCCATTCATTTTTCCTTCTAACATTTTAGAATCTTTTAATGCTTCCACAATCAAATCAAGGTTACTTAGTTTTTGTCTAAGTTCATCACTGTATGCTTCTGCTCTCTGTAAATCTTGTTGCAACCCTTTATTCAGGGATGCAAGTTTTACCATATCACCTTGTAGTGTCTCAACACTAGTTTGTGCAGTATCAACTGCAACTTCCAGTTTCGCATTGTTATCACGCAACTGTGCAATAGTATTTTGGGTGGTGTCGTAATAGTACTTAGCACCATATCCAACACCACCCAAGATTGCTACAAGAATAATAATTCCGTATAATTTTATCATTTCACTGGTGCCTTAGTTCCAAACTTTCTTTCATAGGATGGGTCAAGTGCATATGCGTCTGCCCATCTGTTTTCAGTGAATGTTGCAAAGTCAATTAAGTCTTCGATATCGGAATAGTTTTCACCAATCCAGTTATCATGTTCTGACAACACCTTCTTCATATCAGCAATATCACGTTTTAGATTTACGTTATCTTCTACTGCCATACGAGAAGTTAGTGCAGATACTTCTTCATTCAACTGTGAAATTGTTTGTGCTTGTTGTGCAGTCCACCAGACAAATGCTGATACCTGTAAAACAATTGCAATTAATACACCAATACTAAATTTCATGTTCATAACTTTTACTCAGACTTCCAAATCGTCCAGATACCCCATGCAATTGCAATACCAGCAGCAATCTTTGCAAGTGGCGCCATGAATAGAATCATAAGTCCTAGTCCAATGCATACTGCACCATCCCAAGATGTTCTTTCACCAACTCTGTTTTTAATCCAATTTATCATTTTAGTCTCCTTTTAAGCGGCGAGAGGTTGTTCTGGATTTACACCCAGCATATCACCCCATGCACCATAGTAATGTCTCATACCCACTTCATCGTGGATAGTTCCATTCTCGTGTCTACCGTGTAGGATATTTCGTGCTTCTGTTCCTTCACGCATAGTCGTTCCCTGTCCAGCAACTCCAATTAAATCTTCATGGAGATTTCTACCAAACGGGCCCCAGATAGAATTATGATGTTTAATTCTAGTGAGTCTTTCTTCTGGTGTATCTTTTCTTAATCCATATCCTCTAAACTCAATCAGAACCTTGTTAGGCCCAAGTGGTGTTACACTATCTGAACGATATGCACTTCCTCTTAGATTGAAGTTAAAGCCTGGGAACAAGTCCACCATGTACCACTGATTAGGTGGTAGGTTGGGGAATGATAATTCACCCCTGTCCTCAAATCCATCGTACTCCGTATAGTTCACTGTGAATGAACTTACGTTTACATGACCATTATCAAATGGTATGTTCTTTCTAGCAAAATACTCATCATTAAATCCTGACACACGATTAAAGTAATGCATAAAATCGTGATAAAACTCAGAGTTAGTATCATGCCATAATTTGTAATTAGTATCAATCACTGCCTTGTGGTAGTGAAAGACTTCCATTTCTTCTGTGTCGATAGCATCTGCAATACAATCAAATGCACCAGCAGTCCATTCATCTACACTCTGTGTAGGATTAGGGTCTAGTGTAACCCAAACCATTCCACCATGTTTTACTTCACAGTGTAGTTGTGGTTCAACTGTTACGATTGGTGCAGATACAGTACCAGATGGTCTATTAAATCCGTGATTACGATATGCCTTAACACCATCTTTGGTATTCACTGCAATCACGTTCTGACCAGCAATCTGTGTTGTTCTATAGTTTCCTTCATTGTACATCTCTGAGATGTGACACATCGGCACCCATACCTTACTAAAGATATGTTCCTGCTCCTGTTGAAAGATGTCGTTGTTATTATAACATTCTGAAGAGATATATTCTACGTTAGGCGTCTTCATCCATGTTTTATGGTTTCTAGGCGGCATTCATATTCTCCTTTATCAAAAGGATAGTTTCTGATTAGACGTTGCAAAATTTGGTTTTCTCATTACAGTCTTTGCAATTAAGTCCAACTCCTTACCATCCCACTTTAGAGCAAACGGCATATTAATGTCCGTCTGCATATCATTTAGGACTGCTTCAGCGTCTGGCCCAAGTTGTGCAATCTTCTTACCATACTTCTTAAAAGATTGCTTAAACAATCGAATAAGTTCTGCCACAGTAATCTGTTTCTTGTTTCTCGCATCGTTCACCCTGTCTAGGAAGTGTCGAGTAAACTCAACATCTATCCCACTAGATTTATATAGTCTGTCTGCATACTTCTCAACACCATCCAAGTCTGACTTAGAGATAGGATTATCTCCTGCAGCAGCATTCAAATCTACCATAGGGTCATATGTACCCAAACCTCTGGTATAAGAATATTCATTGATATGTTGTTTGAAGGATTTCATTACTTCACTTTAGATAGAGCAAAGTCGGCAATCTTCATAAACTCTGCCTTCTTACCGTTGATAAGTTTTGCCATCTTCTGTTGATTAGAAGAGTTTACTTTGTCGAATACCTGTGTGATGGCAGATGCAGTAAACATATCTACTTTCATATTACCATCTTTGAATTTGATGTTCTTTGCAGACTTGTTTTTGACAATGTTCTTTAACATATCTATGTTGTCTTCAACCATCAAGTATTCTTGTTCTCTGTTCAGTGTGTTCTCTTGAACCTTTTGTGCGAGTTTAGATTTCATTGCTTCTCTCTTTGCTTTACGTTCTGCCATGCGATTGAAGAATGTCTTACCTTCTTTGGTTCTACCATCATAGGACTTTTTCTTTTTCTTCATCTGTGCATCAGGTGGCATAGAGACTGCACCACTGGAAGCATTATTAACAGGAGCATCTTC